CCACGGACAGCAGCTCGGTGGCCACCGCCTGCGTGTCATGCCCCGGCACGCCAAGAATGCGCGGCTTAACGCCCAGCTGCGCCTGCGCGGCCAGCAGCGCTTTCATGCCGGTGCGTTTGCCGTCAGTTGTCACGCCGCCGATGATATTGGTTGTGGTTTCCGCTTCGGTTTCGCCCTGCGCCACGCGCACAATCACGGTGACGGGTTTCGCCTGGTCAGCAATCGCATCCAGTGAACGGGCCAGCGTGCCGGACTCCCCGGCCTTGCCGCTGGCGGTCAGTACGTCAGTAACCAGCACGGGCTTATTGAGCGGGAACATTGCCGCATCGGCATCATCGCCGGTGCAGACCATGCCCACGATTGCCGTGCTGACGGTGGTAATGGTTCGGGTGCCTTCGTTGATTTCCTCAACGCGCACGCCGTGGTGATAGTCTTGCGCCATGTAACGAATCTCCTGTTAAGGGGTTTCGCTATGGTGAGAGGTCAGGTGGGTTACTGCACTCGGTTGCCGTTGTGTGGGGAGTGGTACAAATAAAACAGGCCCGCTGGCGGGCCTGTTGGTTATGCTGGCATCTGAGGCCAGCTGATATCGGGGGCTTTTGAAACATCAACCGCCTGGACCATCTGGATATACTGCATCCAGACCGTCAGCAAAGCCTTGTCTGCGTCAGTGATAATGCCCAGTGAAAGCTGCGTCTGCCATGCCTGCGTCGCGCTGTTCGCCTGGCTGATTAATTCCGCCTTGTGGCGGGCGGCCTCAGCAACATTCGCGGCCCGCAGGGCATCCGCGTCCGTTACCCACTTTTTGCCGTCCCATACGTCAAAGACCGAGGACGGTTTAAGTGTCGTGGTATCAGAGGGATATTCACCCGTTTCGGTAACCATGACTTCAGAACCATCAGCCACTGAATAAACCGTTTCGCCACGGTGATCCGGTTCCGTTACCCAGCTACCATTACGGAAAATCACCACCTGCCCGGTGGCCACTGATGGCGGAACAGACGTGCAGGCATTGGCCGGGATGCCCACACCGGGCAACAGATATTCATCCGTTGTTCCGGTATATTCCCCGCTGACGGCGTCGAAGTTATAGACCTTCAGCGTGCCTGCAGACTTTGCCAACCCGTCATTATCTAATGTCACCTTAGCCATTATGCAGCCCTCACAATGTAGTTAAATGCCACGTTCCGTGGGCGCACAGAAATCCACTGACTGCTGGTGATAACCCCACCCTGTTTTTGCTCGGCATACATACTGTTGTCGTTAAGAATTGCGCCAAGCGCGCCGTTTGCCGGAGATTTAGCATCGCCAGGCTGTGAACTTGTTACGCTGTCTGCCTGACTGAAAGAGGTACCAATGGTGCCGTTGGTTGTCGTTGCATCAGCGCCATAATAATCCAGCGCTGCCGTTCTGATTGATGTGGCCGCCTGGGACGAAAGCAGGGCACGGGCATTGTCTGCAGCCCGCCCGTCATCCCATCCACGAATAAACTCACCTCTCAAATCAGGCAATTTCAGTGAGGGGTACGCTTTTGCCAGCACCGGGTACGTTGTGGCGCTGAACGAGGCGCCATTGCATTTCAGCCATCCTTCGGGGGCAGCGGCAAGCGACCAGGGCAACGGCACGCCAACCGGCAGCGCAGAGCCAGTCCCCAGACCAAGATTTGTCAGAACGTCAGCTATTTTACCGGCGTCCTTAATCTCCTTCAGGGCATTTGCAATCTGAAGATATTGCTTATGGGGATTGGCGGCTCCGTTGTGCTCGGTCATCAGCTCTTCAGCGTACTGCCTGACAGTCAGGATTGCTTCATCAACATATTTACGGGTTGCCAGAACCACTGACGGGTCAATTTTGAGGGTGATGGCATCCGTGCTGTTCACAATCAGGATCATGCGGACGGTCTGCGTGCGCCCGCTTCCTTCCTGCAGCGCTGGCTTGTAGGTTTCCGGCGTATTGCACACGGCAATCAGCGTACCATCCTCGGAAAACAACCCCATCTCACGGATCCAGAATCCCCCGTCCGTTTCGGGAATAATCTGCTCTGCGACAATCTGGCTGGCGTTCGCCGGATCAACGCTCAGTGCATTGATTGCTGCCCGCCGGTTCTCATGCACCAGCGCCGTCTGTGTTGCGGTTGGGGTTGGCAGCAAGCCGTTCCCGTCACCCACGGCCATCTGGGTAATGTTCAGCTTGGTGCCCAGCGCGGCGGCATTCGCAATCTTCGCCGCGCCGAGGTTAGTCACGATGGCATAATATTTTTGTGTCATGGTCCCACTTCCAGCAGATCGATAACGTGAACCGCCGCGCCGCCGTAAACGGTGCCGCTGACGGAGATAATTTCCGGGGTGTAGGGATAAACGGTCATGTCGTCACCGTCATAGCTGGCGGCCGCCACGCACATCTGGCCGTCAACCTGCAGATTGATGGACATCCCCAGCATATGGCGGCTGCATGGCTTGGCATCGCCGATCAGCCGCTCCAGCTCCTGATAGGTTTCTTCAGTAATGCCCTGGTCCTGCACGCCGATATCCAGGCGAAACGTGCCGGGTGCCTCACCGGTCTGCCACCACTCAATAATGCGAATGAGAAAGCCGAACGGTTCCACCACGCGGCGGATGGCGCTGGTTGTGCCTTTATGCTGATGGATATAAAACGCATCCAGCACCACCCGGCGTTTGACGCTTTCCGCCCATGCTTCATCCCAGCGGTCCACCGAAAACGCCCAGGCGAGATACGGCAGAAACAGCACCGGACAGGTGGCGGGATTCCACAGGTCACGCAGCGGCACCTCCAGCCCTGAAACCCCACTGCATGCCTCCGCCATCCGGCGCTCAAGCGTGGACGATCCCGGCGGCATCAGGCTGTTATTCAGGCTCACCCCGCATCCTCCTGATCCGCAACGGTTACAGCCGTTCCTTTGCAGTAACCGGTCTGCGTGCAGTCCATAATAATGTCCGCTGCAGGTTCGATAACTTCCACCCAGTCAACACCGGCCACGCGCATCACCGCGCCGTAAGACTCCCTTCGCACACTGCGCCCCAGCCTGCCCTGCTCAGTCAGATAGGCGGCAAGCGCAGTCTTCGCAGCTGCCAGACACGGCCCGGCCGTCACGCCGTCAAACAGATGCAGCCGGGCATTAACGCTGTAACTGAAAATCTCCGCCCCCTGAGTCGTCACCCTGTCCGCCACCGGCCTGACGGTTTCTGCATTCAGCGCCTTATCGACAATAGTCAGCAGGTCAGCGGGTGCCGTTCCGTCACCCTCACGGCTCAGCACGGTGATCAGCACTTCCGCCGGTGACGGACTGGTGGCAGACACATCCGCCACGCGCCCGTCCGCGCTTTTGGCGTAAAACTCGTAGGCCGCCGTTGGCCCGGCCACGGATAAACCTTCAAAAGCATTTGGCACTCTGAGGCGCAGATCGTCGTCCGACTCCATTACGGCATCCACCGGCGGCACTGCATCGGTATCAGCAGGCGTGATGGTCAGGCGGGATACGTTGTAGTTGGCTGCCAGCTGGTCCAGATCGCTGCTCAGGGCATAGGCAACCATCACCGCCTGCGCCGCCTCATTAATCCGCTGTAGGAGCAGGATTTCCCGATAAACGTTTTCCTGCAGGGTTTTGACCTGCGGATCGGACTCCAGCGCCAGCACCCGGCGCACCGCTTCCTGTTTATCCACCGGATAAAGTGCGATCAGCGCCTCTTTACGCTCAGCCAGCAGCACCTCAAAATCAGGTACCTGTACAACCTGCGGCGCAGGTAGTTGTGATAAATCAATTACTGCCACTGTTCACCCCCGTTGATACCGACATTGAAACCGGGGAGCCGTCATCGCGCTGCCCGGCAATATCAACCTGCATTGAGCCATCAAAATCAGTCGTCAGGTTCACCGTATCCAGCCGGATACGTGGCTCCCAGCGACTGAGGGCCGAATAGGTGGCTGCCATAACCTGCAGGCGCAGCACATCGTTTTGTGGCTGGTCAATCAGCACCGATAAAAGTGAACCGTATTCGCGCCGCGCCACCCTGCTGCCCTCCGGGGTAACCAGAATGTCGCGCACCGACTGGCGGATATGGTCAATATCGGTAATGGCTTCGCCGGTATCCCGGTTCATTCCCAGATACATCATCAGTGTGGCCCTCCGGTATTTGCGCCGCCTTTTGCCACGCCATCATGGGTATGGCCATCCGCAACAACACCGTTAGAAGTCATTGACCCGCCGCCCTGCGTCACGCCACCGTTAATGACAACCTCACTGTTAATTTGCGTCTGGTCTGCGGTGACGATGAACGCGCCTGTTTTCAGCTCTATGGTGTCCGAGGCTTCAATCAGCACGCTCTTTATGCCCTTTATGAGCCAGCGCCCGGTGGCAGGTTCATATTCAAACCAGCCGCCGTCCGGGTACTCCGTCAAGCTGCCATCTTCAGAATCCGAGGGCGGCGGGAAAGCATCAGAATAGACGGCGGGCAGCGCAAAGGCGGTTTCCAGATTGCCGCCCAGACTCAGGAGCACAACCTGCTCACCCACTGACGGTTTCCACCAGGTGCGTGAATTCCCTGCCCGTAATGTCAGCCAGTTAATCCAGTTGGTTTCAAGGTCGCCCGTTTTCACCCGGCACAGCCATTTATCCTTATCCACTTCCGATACTGTCCCGGTGCGGATAAGGTTGGTGATAAGGCGCATGATTTCGGTCAGTTGTGCATTCATGCAGAAAGGTTGCCATTAACGAAAGTTAAGGGGCAGCGATGGGCATTGTGCGAGGGGTGATACAACGGTTCAGCTTAACTAGCTGATATAGAAGCGTACGTTCTCTGCCTTGAATTAAGTCTCACCTCAAACTCAGTTTTTTAATGAAGGAGGACTTTAGCGGATAACCTTAGAGTCATCGCTTGAGAAATTATGTAAGTGTTAATGAAACCATTGTTACGACAGTTTTTATATGAATGATCGGTACTGATTCAAACAATATCATGGTGTTATGAATACTTCCCTTTCACAAAATTGATAAAAAACTTAAGCCAAACTGGTAAATCGTAAAGAGAAAGCTACCTTTATAACGAAATGTTTCACGCTTCAAAGACCATCATGATGAGGTTCGTAGCGTTTTACATGGAAAGTTCATCACTCAACTATGACCATGAGGTTAGAAAATGAGATTGAAGCCAGTCGTAATAAATATGGCCTTAGCGGGATTACTGTCCACTTTTGCAATTTCGTCCTTCGCCGAGTCGGTACCCCCTAAAGACGCCACAGACGCAACTAAACAGGCTAACGAGGCGCTTTACAATCAGCTACCCTTCTCCGATAAAACTGACTTCACCGATGCACATAAAGGTTTTATTGCTCCCCTTCCGCAAGAAGTGATCAAGGGTGAGCAAGGCAATGTCATCTGGAATCCCAAACAATACGATTTTATCAAAGAAGGGGAGAAAGCCCCGGATACGGTTAACCCAAGCCTGTGGCGTCAATCCCAGCTTATTAACATCAGTGGTCTTTTTGAAGTTACTGACGGGGTCTATCAGATCCGTAACCTCGATTTATCCAACATGACCATCATTGAAGGCAAAGAGGGTCTGACTGTAGTCGATCCGCTGGTTTCGGCAGAAACAGCGAAAGTGGGTATGGATCTCTATTATAAAAACCGTGGGAAAAAACCCGTTGTTGCTGTGATTTACACTCACAGCCATGTTGACCACTATGGTGGTGTGCGCGGTGTTGTTGATGAAGCTGACGTGAAATCGGGCAAGGTAAAAATTTATGCACCTGCCGGATTTATGGACTCTGCTGTTTCTGAAAATATCATGGCGGGCAACGTAATGAGCCGCCGGGCCAGTTATATGTATGGCAACCTGTTGAAGGGAGACACTAAAGGTCAGGTGGGTGCTGGCCTTGGAACAACAACGTCAGCAGGTACCGTGACCCTTATTGCACCAACAAATTACATTACCAAGACCGGTCAGAAAGAAGTCATTGATGGACTGACCTATGACTTTATGATGGCGCCAGGTTCTGAAGCACCGGCTGAAATGTTGTGGTATATCGAAGAGAAAAAACTCATTGAGGCTGCCGAAGACGTAACTCATACCCTCCACAATACTTATTCACTGCGTGGAGCTAAGATCCGTGAGCCTCTGCCTTGGTCTAAATATATTAATGATGCCATCAATCGCTGGGGCGATAAGGCTGAAATTCTGATGGCTCAGCACCACTGGCCTACCTGGGGTAAAGAGAACGTCAACAAATTGCTGAAAAGTCAGCGCGACCTTTATCGTTATATTAATGATCAGACATTGCGCATGGCAAATGAAGGTCTGACGCGTGATGAAATTGCTGCCAACTTCAAACTTCCCCCTGATCTAGCTCATACCTGGGCAAACCGGGGTTATTATGGTTCGGTGAGCCATGATGTCAAAGCTACCTATGTGCTGTATCTCGGCTGGTTTGACGGCAACCCGGCAACGTTGGATGAATTGCCACCAGAAGAAGCGGCGAAGAAGTTCGTTGATTACATGGGTGGTGCGGATAACATCCTCAAAAAAGCCAAAGATGACTACGCCCAGGGCAATTACCGTTGGGTGGCACAGGTCGTCAGTAAAGTGGTATTTGCAGATCCAAACAATAAAGCCGCGCGTGATCTGGAAGCTGATGCACTTGAGCAATTGGGTTATCAGGCTGAATCTGGCCCATGGCGCAACTTCTATCTGAGTGGTGCGCAGGAACTGCGGAATGGTGTGCAGAAACTTCCAACACCAAACACCGCTAGCCCGGACACTGTCCGTGCAATGACACCGGAAATGTTCTTTGATTATCTGGCCGTGCATATCAACGGTGAAAAAGCGGCGAATGCGCATGCATTGCTGAACTTTGACTTTGGTAAAGATGGTGGAAAATACAAGGTAGAACTTGAGAATGGCGTGCTTAACCACACGGCAAATTCTTCTGCCGACAACGCAGATGCAACAATCACACTTTCACGTGACACCCTGAATAAAATCATTCTTAAAGAAGAATCGCTTGATGATGCGAAAAGTAAAGGTGACGTGAAAATCACTGGTAATGCAGACAAGTTGAATGAACTTTTGGGTTACATGGATAAATTTGAGTTCTGGTTTAACATCGTAACACCTTAGAAAATTAGCTCAGGGGAATAATACCCCCTGAGCTATAAACTTTCCGCACACTATTTCATCCTTCTGTATTTTAAATATTTCAATCTACATAATTAACGTTGACTCAATTTTAATGAAACAAAAAAAACATCAATGATAATGCTTTTTACCAATTGGAATATCTATGAACATAAATAAAGCGTCATTGCTGGTACTTCTTTTGCTAACCAGTGAGTCCTTTGCGCAGTCTGGTCAGGCTTCGGATGAGAAAGATAAGTTGGATGATGACCCGACCAAAGTCACCACAAAAGCGGGTGTCTCGTGGTCCGATAATTATGATCTTGATGATAGCAATCTCTCGTTTTCTGGTTCCGTAGCTTTGGATGCGGCACGGAAACTCAACGCCCGCATTAATAGTGATGCCAGCGAATGGCGTATTGGTGGTTCCTGGCTATTTCCCGTGGGCATCCTGAACTTCAACTTTGGAAAAAATGAATACACAAATGGGGCTTCCCAAACTAACTATTCTGTAGGGACTTTTGTTCCATTAAGTTATTTCGGTATTGAACCTGCGGGATTTCAGATTTTCCCAATGGCAGGCTATACCTATAACACAGGTGAGACACTGGGATGCAAAACGGATGGAAGCTCTAAATGCCCTTCACCAGAAATTATAGCCAGTGGGTCCACCGATTTGGGGTTAGACACAATAACCACCTCGGGCAGTAGCGGCTATCTTGGTTTGTTTACTTTGAAACCCTTGACCTCCGATCTGAGGGCCATTGCTTTTGCTGCCGGCTCGTATGGTTCAAAAAATGACGATGGCGAGAATTATAAGGGCTATTTCGGCGGTTTGGGTCTGGGTTACTCCCTGAACAAGCATAACTCCTTCAATCTACTTACATTCCTGATGGACAACAACACCTATCTGGAAGATCCTGATAAGCGGTTCTTACTTTCCTACACTTACCAGTTTAATTAAAATTAGCGAATTACCGCTTATAAGGACATACAATCGTTAACGCGTCATTACTCAGAAAATTGAGTGACAACCTTCAATTTCACCAACAGCCATCTGTCAGATAAGTTATATCGGTAAGAGCAAGAATATCGGATTAAGAAAATCTTCACTCACTCAGCCAGCGCAGGAGTGAGTCCTTCACTGAATTCTCGACGTCACTATTCACACCTAAAAGTGGGCGTTCTGCATATTTAACCTCAGTACCCCGCCGATTCACCTTATCCCTCAGCCCGTAGTGATGCACGCGGGCCAGTCGCTGCACCTGCCCGGTAAAAGATACCTCAGCCTGATTCGCACTGGCCTGCGCCTTTAGGTACTTCGCCGTTTTTAGCTTTGTGAACATTTTCCGGCGAATGCGGCCTTTCTTCGTTCTGGCCGTTATGCGCTTAGGTTCCCATGCCGTACCGTCCGGCGCGCGCTGTGCGGTGATGTTCGCCTGCTGAATTTTACGCACATCCCGCGCCACCTCGCGCAGCATCCGTGAACGTTGGGCGGGTTCCAGCTGATTCAGCAGCGCGGCCAGCCAGGCATCAACCTGCTGCAAATTATCCATGTTGATGTGATGCCCAGAATTCGTCCGGCTGCTCAGGCTCCGGCACGGCCTCCACCTGCATCACGCCATCCACCTCGCGGGCGATCACCCGTTCGGTCAGCTTAAGATTCAGGCTCAGATCGCAGCGGTCATTACCAAGAATATCCACCTCAAACGTAAACAGCTTTTCCCTCTCTGCCGTATTCTGCAGCGCGTCAGGCTGGTTATCGCGAAGCCAGAACTGGACGGGTGCCATGAGCAGATTCTGATCGCCGGTGAAGTCCGTAATGACGATGTTCAGCGTGTAACGGTACTCCCACGAAACGGAAGTTGCTGACGTGGCAACCAGCGAACCGTTATCCACAAACAGATGCAGCCGGTCAGGATTTTCGCGCACGTATGGCACGGCATCATTCAGGGCTTTTCGTAAGGACTGCGGCTTGTTCATCGTCTTTTTCCTGACAGATCACTATGGTGTCCACCTTATCGGCGCAGTTCGCCCAGGCGGCTTCAGCGTCATCCAGTGCGGCCAGCAGCTCGCCGTTACTTCGGGGTGCTGACGGCCCCAGGTGGCACCGGGTGATTTTGGGACAGCCACTCACGGTAAGATTCACCTCCGGCGATGGCCGGTCTTGTGCGCAGCCGGACAACAGCATCAGGCAGAAGGGAATCAGCCCATATACGAAGTTCTTCATTTTCACGCTTCAGTTCCTCAATCCGCCGCTGCCTGTCACGCAGCAGCGTGTTATTTTTTTCAGCCGCGGCATAAAGCTGCGTCTGCGCCTGGCTGCTGGTCTGCGTCAGGATATTCAGGGCAATCAGCTGGCTGTTCTTCTGCGTGAGCGCCTGCTTTTTACTGTTCAGTTCTTTGCCCTGGCTTTCAATCGTGTGGCTGGCGTTATTCAGCCGCCACGACTGCCAGCCCAGCGCCGCAATCAGCAAAGCCATAATCAGGACGATTGGGCGCATCATGTACCGGCACCCTTTAAGCACCAGTCCAGTTCCCGCGCACGGCGGTTATCCAGCCCCTGATTGAACACGCCTTTGACGTACACCCACCGGGGCAGCTGATTGCAGGCATCGCGCCAGCGCCCGGTCTTCAGCAGCTTCACCATCGTCGAAGCGCAGGCGTTACCGGTGCCGACGTTGAACGCAAAAGACACCAGCGCGTCATACACCTTTTGCGGCATCCCCACCCCGGCACAGCGCGCCAGCGCGCTTTCGACCCGCAACACGTTGGTGATGAAATTCCCCGCCGCCTGCCGTTCCGTGATTGTCCTTCCCAACACCACGCCGTGGGTGTTTCCGATCCCGTCTGTCCAGACGCCTGCACTGCACTGATAGGGACTGAGGCGGCAGCCTTCATAGTCCGCAATCAGCCGCATCCCCTCAACGGAGGTGTGCAGCTGCTGGAAGCCGGGCAGCGTGGCGGCAATTGCCAGCACCACACCCACGGCGCAACGCTTAACGAGTTGCAGATTCATAGTCCTCCCGACTGATACGCCCGCTGGCCAGCAGCTGGTAGGTCTTGCGCTTGTAGTACCAGCTGATGAAAGCCATCAGGATCCCGACCAGCAATCCGGCCACCGTTGAAATATCTTTGAGCGACAGATCGCCCAGCCACGCCATCAGAATTGCAATGCACCAGGTGATAACGGTGCTGATTTTCTCCGCCATGATTCAGTCCCAAAGCTGAACGGTCTGAGAGGTGGCAGCAGGCGCAGAGTCCGGCAGCTCAACCTCAAGGCCGTGAGGTAAAATCGGGCCATGTTCGGCCAGTCCCGGATTCGCCTGCAGCACCTGCTCCGTCACGCCCTGCGTGCGCCCGTAATGACGCCAGCAGAGTGCGTCCACCGTGTCATACTGCAGCGCACGCACTTTCATCAGATCAGTTCCACAATGTTGTGCGGCATATCCTGCACCCGGCTGATCGCCCAGCGCGCATCGCG